AAATGGGAAAACTATTAACACGAAAGAAATTCCTTTGAATGATACTACTATCAAAGAATTGAGGAAGATTTACTAATGGGCATAATTGCATCAATAGGAAACATATATTTTGTTTATCAGTTTTTGAAGAAATTGGTAACTCCGTTTGAAAAGACAGAAGCATTCAAATTGGGGATCATTGACGAAAAAGGAAAGATTCTCAAGAAGCGAAGAGATTTAAAGGGAGATGAGGAAAAATCTGCATATAATCTTTCTGATACTTTGGTGTGGAATCTCAAGAAGATTTTAGGGAAGATCCCTCTTGGTAAATCGAAACTTGCATCTTATGCAGCTGCACTCTGGCTCATTAAGGAACAGGGCAACGGAAAGATATTTGTCAACGAAAAGGAATTAGAGAAACAGTTTTTTGATTATTTTGAAAAACTGGAAAATGATGATTTGAATGAAAGTACCTTTGATAATGTTTCGGACAAAATAGTTCTTGGTATATTACAAGCATATGATGAGGAACAGGAAAGTCATACGAAATTCCTTACACTTGCAAATGTATATACTGGATTATCTAAAGAGTATATACAAGAAGAGTTTTTAACAATGACACTTCCTTTTGATGAAACCATCAATGAGGAATTTGAACAGTTTCTAAATGAAGATGCTCCTGTGACAGCAGTAGCTGGTGTTGCAACTAGAGGAATTCCACTAGGCAAACCACCCAAAGGTTTAGCAATGAAAAAATTTGCAGGAATGGATGTGTTTGCAATAAGTCCTTCTTTATATCCAAAATCGAGGCAAGGTAAGAAAAAGTTTGATCGATATAGTAGGTATGTGGGGGAAGATGATGCAGGACAGTATATTCGTGCATTTGCAAGAAAATACCCAAAGAAACCAATCATAGTGATGGATTCTGATACAGGATGTATGCAATTTTTAAGACATGGATTTGGAAAATGATGAGATTTAAAGAATATCTGCAATTCAATGCAGATGATTCGATTGAACAAGTTATGGATGGTGAGTGGATCACTAAATCTAGATCTACATGGAAAGCCATAGATGATGAAAATAACATAATAGAGATACATAATGATGGTCACGATGCTGAGTTACAGGGCGAGTCGTGGTCGGTGCATTCTAATACTTTTGCACCAAAAGCATTTGCCTTTTTTTGTAAACAATTCATTAAAGAAGTAAGACCAGCAGAATTATCCTATGCCAGAACAAGACTCTATCCACCAACTACAGACTGAGATACAAACATTAAAAATTAAGGATGAGTTTCGGACTAAAGAACTAGATGCCTTAATGAAGAAGTTATCTGAAACTTCTGGAAAATTAAATTTACTCTCAGAAAATATAGGTCGTTTACTTGTAGGACAAGAACTACATAAAACGAATGATAATGAAGTTAGAGATGAACTGAAGATACTCCATACACGAATAGGAGATCTTCATGACAAAATGAATACTATGATCGACAAAACAGAAGCCAAGATTGACACAGATATCAATTTACTGTTCCGAAAAGTCGAATCTCTTGAGAAATGGAGATGGATTGTCATTGGTGTTGCAACAGCATTCACTTTTTTCCTAGTCCATGTAGTTCCTAAAATTTTATCTAATTAAACTTGACATTTTGAGTGAGTGTGATATAATAGTATTATCACACTAAAAACAGAGTTATATTATGCCGTCATATATTGATACAAAATACGTGAATCTTCTATCTTCACGTTTACCATTATTCAAAAGAAAAAACGAAGGGCTCTACAATTTCAGATGTCCTTTATGTGGAGATTCCCAAAAGAGCAAAACTAAGGCTCGAGGTTATTTCTATCAGAAAAGAACAGATCTTTTTTTCCGTTGTCATAATTGTGGAAAGAGTACAACTTTCTCCAACTTTCTTAAAGAGTTGGATGGTGAGTTGTATAAGGATTATGCATTAGAACGATACAAGGATGGAGTTACAGGAAAAGGTCAGAATACACCAGATCCAGAGTTTAAAGTAGATAAACCAAAATTCCATACCAAGATTAATCTGCCCAGAATTTCTGAATTAGATGATACTCATTTTGCAAAGAAGTATCTGGTTAATCGTTCAATCCCGCCTCAATTTCTAAGTTACCTATATTATACAGAGGACTTTAAAAGTTTTGTATCAGAGGTAACAGAACGTGATTATGATCTAGTGGAGAAGGAACAGAGAATTGTTATTCCTTTCTATGACACAGATAAGAATTTAATTGCATTTCAAGGCAGAGCATTTACAAACACTCTGCTTCGGTACATAACTATTAAGGTACATGAAGATTTCCCTAAGATCTTTGGATTGGATAGATTAGATATCAAAAAACCTTTCTATATCGTAGAAGGGCCATTTGATTCTATGTTTCTTCCGAATTGTATTGCAATGGCAGGATCAGATGTAAGTTTGAAAGATCAGACAGACATTGTAGATGCAATGGATCAAGGAATCGGTACAATGATATTCGACAATGAACCTAGAAACAAGGAAATCATTGCCAGGATGGAAAAAGTAATTGAAAAAGGATGGAAACTTTGTTTCTGGCCGGATTCAGTTGCTAGTAAAGATATTAACGATATGGTACTTGGTGGTATTCAAGAAACGAAACTAACCGAAATAATAAATACCAACACGTACCAGAGTCTATTTGCAAAAACACAGCTTGCCCTATGGAGGAAGAAATGAACCAACACGATCCCATCACCCTGCCCACCCAATACCAACAATTCATTCACTTATCACGTTATGCACGATGGGATTACGACAAAAAACGAAGAGAAACATGGGGAGAAACAGTAAATAGATATTTTGACTTTTTTCAAGAACATCTTAAAGAGATGTGTAATTACGATTTGGGGAACGGAGAATTAGAAGAACTAAAACAAGAAGTGATGTCACTCAATGTGATGCCTTCTATGCGTTGTCTGATGACTGCTGGAGATGCACTTAGAAAAGAGAACGTGGCAGGTTACAATTGTTCATACGTAAAAGTGGATAGCATTCGTTCTTTTGATGAAATTCTTTACGTTCTTATGAACGGAACAGGAGTGGGATTTAGTGTCGAAGGAGAACACGTAAATCATCTTCCAGTTATTGCAGAAGAATTCCATCCAACGGACACAACTATTGTCGTTGCAGATTCCAAACTTGGATGGGCAAAGGCATTTAAAGAATTGTTAAGTTTATTGTGGAGTGGACAGATTCCTAAATGGGATTTGTCTAAAGTAAGAGAAGCAGGAAAACCTCTAAAGACATTTGGAGGTAGAGCATCTGGCCCAGAACCATTAGATGATTTGTTTTATTTCTCTGCAAAAATCATACAAGATGCAGCAGGAAGAAAACTAAAACCTATCGAATGTCACGATATTGTTTGTAAGATTGCAGAAATTGTCGTAGTAGGTGGTGTGAGGAGAAGCGCACTTATAAGTCTATCTGATTTAAACGATGGAGAGATGAGACACGCAAAATCTGGTCAATGGTGGGAACACAATGTCCAGAGGGCACTTGCAAACAATTCAGTTAATTATAAAGAGAAACCAAATACTGGCACATTTATGCGAGAGTGGTTATCTTTATACGATTCAAAGTCAGGTGAACGAGGAATTTATAATAGAACATCTGCAATGAATCAAGTTTCAGCACTAAACGAAAGGGAAGAAGATGGTGAAGGAGGATATGTTAAACGAAGAGAGCCAAGAGATGATTTTGGAACTAACCCCTGCAGCGAGATCATTCTTAGAAGCAGAGAGTTCTGCAACCTTAGCGAGTGCGTTGTACGAAGATCTGACGATGTTGAATCTCTTAAAAAGAAAGTCAGATCTGCGACTATCCTTGGCACATTTCAATCAACCCTTACCAACTTCAGATATCTTACCAAAGAGTGGAAAGACAATTGTACTGAAGAAAGGTTATTGGGTGTCTCGCTCACCGGCATTCTAGATAGTCCACTAACAAATGGTAAAAAGAAGGGATTGGAATCCCTATTAGACGATTTGAGAAAGGTTGCATATGAAACAAACAAAGAATGGGCAGACAGACTTGGAATCCAACGAGCAGCAGCCATTACTTGTGTCAAACCTAGTGGTACTGTGTCTCAGCTTGTTGATTCTGCTTCTGGTATTCATGCCCGCCATAATCCTTATTATATCCGTACTGTAAGAGCAGACAACAAAGATCCTCTTTGTAAATTCATGAAGGACAAGGGATTTCCGAATGAACCAGATGTGACAAAACCAAAACACACAACTGTATTTTCTTTTCCAATGAGGGGCCCAGAACAAGCAGTCTATCGACAAGACATGACTGCAACAGATCAGTTAAAACTCTGGATGACTTACCAGACTCATTGGTGTGAACACAAACCATCCGTAACCATTTCTGTCAAAGAAGAAGAGTGGCCAGAAGTTGGTTCATGGGTTTGGGATAATTTCGATTCAATTAGTGGGATATCTTTTCTTCCATTTAGTGAACATACATATAGACAAGCACCTTACCAAGACTGCACAAAGAAAGAATACAACGATATGTTCAAGTTGATTCCTCAAGATGTAGATTGGAAAGAGTTGTCGGAATATGAAGAAAAAGATTTCACCGCCGGATCGCAAGAACTAGCTTGTTCTGCGGATGGAGGGTGCGAAATAGTAGACCTTTAATTGGAAAGATATGGATATCGATTTAGATGTAAATTGTAGTAACTGTAATGCAAGATATACAATGATGTATGATCCAGATAGTTTGAGAGAAGAAGAACAGGCATTTCATTGTGCGTTTTGTGGGATTTTGATGGAGCCTTATTATGAAGATCCAGACGAATTCTGAATATGTTGCAGGAATCGATTACTCATTAACTTCTCCCGCGATCTGTGTTGCCCAAATAATAAATAGTTGTATTACATTTGAGAATTGCAAATTTCATTATTTAAAACAGAATAAATCACAGGAATCGTTTGGTAAGATTTTTGCACATGAATATCCAAAATATACGGATGATATTGACAGATTTTCTAAACTTGCAGATTGGACAATAGAATGTATAAGGTGGTATCATAATAGAGCATCCCATGTTTACTTGGAAGATTATGCATTTGCTGCGACAGGAAGAGTTTTCAATATTGGAGAGAATACTGGAATACTCAAACAAAAACTCAGATCAAGTGGATTTCGTTATACAACGATTCCCCCCACAGTAATTAAGAAAAAGGCCACAGGAAAAGGAAATGCAAATAAAGAATTGATGTATGAAACATTTTTGGCAGAAACTAATGTTGATTTACAGAGTCGATTGACTCCAAAGTCAACTAAAATCGTCAACCCTGTTTCAGATATCGTAGATTCATATTATATCTGCAAAACAGGATTTCAATAATAGGAATTTATGTTAGCCCCAAGAGAACAAATAGACCCTTATTTAATTGAAACGAAGAATGGACAATATAGAAAATTCACTAAAATAGATGCAGATTCAGTAGCACAAGATATGCAAGCAGCCGGAAAAGATGTAGAAGTATATCACAAAGGATTGTTACAATATCGTTTGAGTGGAATATATCAAGGAGATCTTTTCCAGCAATAAAAGACTTGACAATGTATTATAAATTTGATATAATAGTATTATAAAATAAAAATAGTGAGAGAAGATTATGAGTTTAATGGTATTCGATGATTCCAAAATCGAACAGATAAAGAAACGAAACGAACAGGGTTCTCAAGAGAAGTTCGATGTTGTAACCGCCTCCAAAGAAGCAAAGGGTGGAAGTGAATTAATCTATCAGAGA